CGGTATTCCTGGTGCTCCGACTACAGAATTAACCAAACAAGTTATGACTGTTAGTCGTCCAGAACTTACATTCGATGATATCACTTTAGATGTTTATAATAGCAGAGTTAAAATGCTAGGTAAGCACAAGTGGGGAGATCCAAAATTAAAAGTTCGTGACGATGCTAGCGGTGTTGTTAGTAAAAAAGTCGGAGAACAATTACAGAAACAATTTGACTTCTTTGAACAAAGTGGTGCAGCATCCGGTGTTGATTACAAATTTAGAATGCGTGTTGAAATTCTCGATGGTGGCAACGGTGCTTACGAGCCTGTTACATTAGAAAGTTTTGAATTCTTAGGTTGCTTCATTAAACAAGTAACTTACTTAGGTGGCGATTATAAGAGTAATGAACCTCTTGACATTGATATGACAATTTCTATCGACAATGCAATACAATTAGAAGCTCCCGGTGGAACAGCTAGTGGTATTGGTTTAGATGTTGGTCGTGTTGTAAGACCTGCAACAGCGCAAGGTCTAGCAACTGGTTAATCAAATTAACTATTAAAAAAACCTGGTTCATCGCCAGGTTTTTTTTTGACTAAATACTACTATGAGTAATAATGCAGCATTTCTAAATTTCTTAAACGAAAAAGGCCTCGGCACGGTAATGAAAGATTATCAACATGCTGATAGATTATATGTTAATTCAGATTATTCAAGAGCTCCTAAAGTGGGGTTTTTGTATTTTGTAGAATTGAATATTAGTAGAGCAGCAGTTGGAAATGCAGCATGGGCAGAACAAGATTGGATAGATGTAGGACTATTGGCCAAGAAAGCCGACCTCCCTAAATTTTCAATTGATAATGAAACCTTAAATCAATATAACAGAAAAACTGTAATACAGAAAGGTATCAAATATAATCCTATTAGTATAGAATTTCATGATGATAACACTGATATTACACATAATCTTTGGGTAAATTATTATAAGAATTACTATTCAGACGGCCTCGCCGGAAGAAATGATCCTGCATTTAAAGATACAAAGTATGGCGAAACCGATTACATATATGGAAGATACGATAATGGATTGTCTCGAGATGTTCCATTTTTAATTGAAATTAATTTGTATGTATTGCATCAAAGACAATTTACACAATATACATTAATAAATCCAAAAATAACTGAATGGCAACATGACTCTGTTGATCAAACAGCAGGCAACAAAATAATGCAAAATAAAATGACTATTGCTTATGAAAGTGTAGTTTATAGTGCAGGACAAATTACACAAGAAGGTGAGCCTATAGGATTTGCTGTTAATTATTATGATCACGAAGATAGTCCTATATTTCAAAAGCCACCTGCTACCGATGTTATATATAACGGTCAATCTCCTTCACCATTTGATCAGCAAGGTGTTAGGGGTTCAGTATTTGGACAACCTCCTAGAAATAAATCATCAACATTTGATCAACAACGAGGTAATAGGCAATATGGTGTAATACGCCCACAAGGTCCGGGAATGTTACAACAATTAGGAACAATACTTGCTAAAAATTATGTTAATCAAAATGGACTTACAAGACAAAAATCTGTAGGATATAATATTGCAGGAAGTGTAATGGGACAACTAGGTAGTGGTCCTGGCAAATATGCAAGTCCGCCAAATACAGAAAATCAACCAGGTGTATTCACATTACCCGGTGGTGTTGGTATTAATATTTTTAAAGGATTTAATACAACAGTGGATGGTAGTGTTAGAGCTAATCCTGCCGCAATAATATTTCCACCTAAAGGATAATTATGAGTCAAAGTTATTCTAACGTTCCTGGCACAACATCTATACCTAATCAACCTGTAGTTCAAGCATATGGGTTTTATTCAAAACCTATTGAGTTTAGTTCTACAGTATTAGCTGCTATGAAAGGTTATTTCATAAACAGAGGATTTGGTGAAGTAGCTGCCGAATCTATAACTATAACCATAATGACTCAGGCACAGCAAGATGGTTATAATCCCATGCAAATATTAGATACATTGAAAGGTGTAGATGATGTTCAATTATCTGGTTTGGTATCTGAAATATTAAACTATAATAGATTTAAAACTAGTTCATTAGGGTATGCACAAACTTTTACACCAAATGCAGAAGTACAACGAAATATTGTAGATGGATTTTTATTTTCTACAAAAGAAGTTACGTCATTGACATTGCTTAATGAATACGGAGAAGTACTAACAAATGAAAACGGAGAGATCCTAACTACAGGATAATCAATATGGCAAATATTACTCAACTACCAACTATAACCACAGTTACTAATACAACAACATTTGTTGTTATTAATAATTCTTCTACAAAAAGAGTATCATACTTAACGATTAAAAATCAATTATCAAATGAAATTGGAAAAATATCTTCACTAACAGATGTTAATGTTTCTAGTTTATCCGATAATCAAATATTGAAATATAGCACAAGCACACAAACTTGGAATCCAACAATTATTGTTACAGGAACTAATACACTGTTAGGATTAAATGATGTTGATTTGAGTGGTAAAGCAAACGGCGACGTATTAACATATAGTAGTAGTCAAAGTAAATGGCTTGCAACACCTTCTTCTTCCGGAGCATTAACTAGTCTATCCGACGTTGCTATTTCCGGAACACCATTTGATGGTCAAGTATTAAAATATAGCACCAGTCAGGGAGCATGGATTAACGACACAGACAATACTGGTTCAGGTAGTGGCGGTGCTTATTCTAGAACAACAGTCTCTGGAGTAACTTCTAGTATTTCAAATGGTACAACTGCGACCATTTCAATTACAGGTTTTAAATCGTATGCATTGTTAAAAATACAAACAAGTGCAGCAGCTTGGGTTAGATTATATACAACAAGTGCGGCAAGATCTAGTGATAGTGCAAGAGCACAAACTACAGACCCTACTCCGGGATCAGGTGTAATAGCCGAAGTAATTACTAGCGGTGCTCAAACACAATTAATGACACCCGGAGTATTTGGATTTAACGATGACGGGACTCCGGCTACAACAATATATGCTGCCGTGACAAATTTAAGTGGAAGTTCTGCTGCAATAACAGTTACATTAACTGTTTTACAATTAGAAGCATAGCATGTCTAATACTAACAATTCTAAGCCGGCAGATTTTAGAAAAGTTTCATTCACTGATCCAATACCTGCAACAGTTTATTATCCTGGTTATCTTACTCCTCCGCAAATTGCAACAGCGTATAACTTACCAGCAAGTACTGGTGCCGGCGTAAAAATTGGAATTTTTAGTTTAGGAGGCGGATTTAAGCAAAGTGATCTTAATGCATCATTTGCTGATTTAGTTGCTGCCGGAGTATTACCATCTGGAACTACTGCACCAACAATTAATCAAGTGCTATTAGATGGCGAAACTGGAGTATGGGGATCTTATGCGCCTGGCGACGGCGAAAACACTCTTGATATATATTGTGTTGCTACAATGGTACCTAATGCCAACATTACTATATACATAGGCAAATACTGGGAAACTGTTTTTAATCGTGCAGTTACTGATGGATGTCATATTATTACCATGAGCTGGGTTAATACAGAAGATGCTGGAGACTATTTGGCATCGTATCTTGCTACAGCAGAAGCAAACAAAATTGCAGTAATAGCAGCAGCAGGTGACTGGGGATCTTCTATACAAAGCGGAACGGGATTAGATGCTCTTTATCCGTCATCTAATCCAAAAGTAATATCAGTGGGTGGAACAAAACTTACATTGAATACTGCCGATGACTCTCGAGACACAGAAACTGACGATAATAGAGATCCAGATTACCCAAGTTCGTGGGGAGGTGGAGGTGGTGTTAGTAAAAATTATTCATTACCTAGTTGGCAAGCTGGATTACATTATACACCAATTGTTAGTGGGACTACTGGAACTTCGACTCCATTAACCATGCGAGGCGTGCCCGATATATCAGCACCAATGAATACATATGTATTTTATCAGGATGGCACTATATCTGGGGCAGGTGGAACTAGTGCATCAGCACCAGTTATGGCAGGCATGTTAGCAAGAATTCAAGCATTGACAGGAAAACAACGATCATCTGCTGAATATAATGCATTATTTTATAATCACAAAAGTTCTTTTTTTGATATAACTGTTGGAACTAATAATACACAAATTACTAGCGGGTATGCTGGTACTGTTGATTGGGATCCAGTTACAGGATTAGGCCCACCTATCGGTAACAAAGTTTTTCAATATATGAGAAATGGTCTTCGACCTACTTCAGGAAGTGTGTTTCCTAATCATAAATTTGATAATAGACCCACTTCTGGGCAAGTTTGGCCACGTACAAAAACACTATGAGTTTAAAATTTGCCCAAAGTGTCTATCAGGTAAAAAATCCCGAGAAGTATGTTGGGACTAAACTCCCCTATTGTCGCAGTAGTTGGGAAACAACATTCTGTATGTTTTGCGATAATAATCCTAGCGTACAACAATGGGCTAGCGAACCTGTAAAAATACCTTACAAAGATCCACTAACAGGAAAAGCAACAGTATATGTTCCTGATTTTTTAATTTCTTATATTGATAAGAATATGAAAACACATGCTGAGCTTATTGAGATTAAACCTGCTAATCAAATGCTAATAGAAAAGGTAGGTAAGAATCCTTACAATCAGGCACAATATGTAAAAAATATGGCCAAATGGGCAGCAGCAAATAAATGGGCTCAACAACAAGGATTAAGGTTTAGAGTAATTAACGAACACGATATTTTTTCCAATACTAAAAAATCGAAATAAGTAATGTTATGACTAAAAAACTTGAAGAAATTTTAAATATCGAACCTGCAGAATCTGCAATAGAAATGCCGACTAGCGTGGATGCTGAACCTGTAACCGCTATTAATTTACAAGATAAATTAGAAGAATTTGACAAAATTGCAGCAGCGTTACCACAAGTAAAAGGGTTAGGAGATATCAGTGATAGTGAGTTTGATGCTCTTGCAGCTAAGGCAGAAGCAGCATATGATGACTTAATGGACCTGGGTATGAACGTTGAAGCACGTCACGGTGCTAAGATGTTTGAAGTTGCTGCTAATATGCTTAATGCTGCAATCACTGCTAAAAGTGCTAAGATTGACAAGAAATTGAAGATGATTGATTTACAGATTAAGAAGCTGGCTATTGATAAAAAGAACGGCGAGAAGAATGGCGAGACTATAGAAGGTGAGGGATATATTGTCACAGATCGCAATAGTATCCTGGAAAAACTTAAGAATATGAATAAATAATACTATGAAAACATTTACTCAATACCTATCAGAATCTACTAAAAAGTATGATTTCCGTGTAAAAGTAGCTGGTGAATTCACTACTGAACAAGAGGCTTCAATGAAATCATTGTTGAGCAAATATGCAGTTAGCGGATTTAAAAAGACTGGTACTACTCCTATCCAAACATTACCGTTAGACTTTCCTCAGGTTAAAAACTGCGAAGTGAATATTTACGAAGTGGTGTTAGATTATCCTACAACACAGCAAGAACTTACAGAATACCTAAGTTCTTCACTGGGCGTTGGCAAGAGTCATCTTGTTGTTCGTAGCCCATTTGAACATACTGAAGAATATCAACATACAGAAGAGCCACGTAAAGGTGCATTGTTAGATGATCCTACATATGCAGAAGCAGGTAGTCCTAAATTTGAAGATTACTATGGCGATAAGTACAATAGCGGTTTTGTTAAAGAATTAAATGATATTCTTAAACTTCAACGCAAAGCCCGTGGAGAAGAAATCCCCACAGAAAGTGCAGCTAAATTCAATACTGACACTGATGACAAGCAATCGAGCCTATTGAAATTTCAAGCTCAAGACTTAAGGAAATAATTATGCAAATGATCGATGTATTAAAGCGTTTAGCTGAACTTGATAGTAAAAATCCTACTATTGTTAAAGAAAATCAACAAGTTGAAGAATGTGGTATTATGCCTGAAATGGGCTTAGGTGGAATGCAAGAACGTCCTCCAATGCCAGCAAGTATTAATATGACAGCAGGTAGCGGTGAAGAACTCAGCGATATGTTGGCCACTATCATGCAATTGGCAGGTGTTAAACAACACGGTGCTGAAGAGCCAATGAGTGCTGAACCTATGGTAGCATTGACTGCTGAACCAGAAATGGGCGGTGGTGATGCAATGCGTTCCATGATGGATAAATTAAATCCAATGGACGACGAAGGTGGCGATGACGTTAGCTCAGCACACGGTGATATTGATAATGACGGCGACCACGATATGGATGATCACGAAGCAGAAAAAGATGAAGAAGAAACAGACGAAGGTCAATACGACAATAGTCCAGCTGATCCAACAAAGCCACCTCCTTTCAAAGCAAATCAATTTGCCCACCAAGAAAATCAACCTGGTCAAGGTGATAGAATGGATGGCAATATGCCTAAAGCCACAATGGAACAACAGTTGATGGCAGCATACAAAGAATTTGTATCTGAAAGCAAACCAAGCGCAGGTATGAGCAAAGGTGAAAAATCTAGTTTAGTTAAGAAAGCTAAAAAAGGTGGAGACATTGGTAAGCCAGGTAAGAGTTTTGATAAGGTAGCCAAGGCTGCTGGTGGCGGTGAAAAAGGCAAGAAAATTGCTGCTGCTGCTATGTGGAAAAACGCAGCAAAATAAGACGTTAGGATGTAATCCAAATAGCCTCTTCGGAGGCTATTTTTTTCATTAAATAAGATTATGGGATCAAAAAACTTAGACGGGCAACTGGTAAAAAAAGCCCACGCAACACAAAAATTCACTGAGCAGGATCTGCTAGATCTTGCGGCGTGCTCTGATCCAGTTAATGGCCCACACTACTTCTTAGAACATTTTTTCTTTATTCAACACCCTACTAAAGGTAAGTTATTATACGAACCATTTGAATATCAAAAAAGATTAATTGATAGTTATCACCAAAATAGATTCAACGTAAATCTACTTCCTCGCCAAACTGGTAAGACAACTACAGCAGCAGGATATTTACTTTGGTTCGCTATGTTTGTTCCTGATAGTACGATACTAATTGCAGCACACAAATATACAGGTGCTCAAGAAATTATGAATCGTATTAGATATGCATATGAATTGTGCCCTGATCATATTCGTGCAGGTGCTACAAGTTATAATAAACAAAGTATCGAATTTGAAAATGGATCACGTATTGTTGCACAGACAACCACTGAAACAACAGGTCGTGGTATGTCATTATCATTACTCTACGCCGACGAGTTTGCATTCGTTCCGCCTAACGTGGCCAGTGAATTCTGGACTTCCATATCGCCTACATTGGCTACAGGTGGTAAAGCAATTATTACATCAACTCCTAATAGTGATGAAGATCAATTTGCTACCATATGGAAAGAAGCCAACTATAAATTTGACGAGTACGGCGAAGAACAAAATGTAGGTCGCAACGGCTTCTTCCCATTTAGAGCATTTTGGCATGAACATCCAGACCGTGACGAAGAATGGGCAGCAACTGAACGTAGTCGTATCGGTGAAGAACGATTTAAACGTGAGCACGATTGCGAATTCTTGGTCTATGACGAAACACTGATCAGCAGTATGAAAATGGCTGAGATGGTAGGCGACGAACCTAGTATGCGTATGGGTCAATGTCGCTGGTATAAAAAGATAAACCCAATGAGTACTTACATTGTATCATTAGATCCTAGTCTAGGTACAGGTGGTGATCCCAGTGCTATTCAGATAGTTGAGATTCCTAGTTTTGAACAAGTAGGAGAATGGCAGCATAATTTAACCATAGTACAAGCACAGGTTAGAATACTTAGAGATATTTGCAATTACATCAATGACGAATGTGCAGCAAAAGGTGTGCAATCTAGTATCTATTACAGCATAGAAAACAACAGCGTAGGCGAAGCAGCACTAGTAGCACTAGAAGAAATAGGTGAAGAAAGTGTGCCGGGATTATTCCTCAGTGAGCCTATTAAGAAAGGACATGTACGACGTTTCCGTAAGGGTTTCAACACCACACATTCTAGTAAAATTAATGCTTGTGCCAAGTTAAAATACTTGATAGAAAGCGATAGATTACACATACATTCTAAAGCATTTATCAGCGAATTAAAAACATTCATTGCAAAAGGCATGAGTTTTGAAGCCAAAGTAGGGCATCACGACGACCTTGTCAGCAGTATGTTATTGGCAATTCGTATGATTTTAGTGCTACAAGAATGGGATCCTGCTATATATGACCGTATGCGCGAAGAAAGAGATGACGAATTTCTCATGCCCATGCCCATCTATATTAGTCAGCATTAAATAAATAATACTATGAAACCTATACAAATTATCAGCCAAGACCTTTTTGACAAAGTACGCAGTCGTTTTACCAATTTAGAAATGGGTGACGAAACTGGCGCAGTAACTATTGACCCAGCAGAAGCACGTTTCTTTGATTTTGACTTTGTCAATGAAGGTGTTAATCTTGGTCGTGTTAGCATCAGTTTAAACGATCTCGGCAGTTTAAAAATCTACTACAGCCAAGGTATTACAGAAAATCAAGATGATATTGCCACGCAAATGTGGTACAATTTCCTCAAAGAAATGAGATTGTTTTCCATGCGTAGATTGCTGAGATTTGACACAAGAGATATTGCTAAGAATAATTTAGACAAAAACGATTTTCAACATTTGGCCGCAACACAAGGCCCTAAGGAAGAACCAGATATGAATACCATGAATGAATCACGTTGGAACCATAAAAGTTCTAGCAAAACTAGCCGTGCTGTCCAAGGCAAAACAGAAGTTATTGTACGTCACACAAAAGCAGTAGAAGAAACATATCCAGGCGCACGTAGCCAAAGTAAAAACATCAAGGCAATTTTTATTCAAAACGCAGATGGCGAACGTTTCAAGTATCCATTTATCCACACAGCAGGTGCGTTCGCAATGGCACAACACGTAGATCACGGTGGTGTTCCACATGATCCAGCAGGCAAAGCAATTATTAAAATGAGTGAGGATATTGCAAAGTTAGGCGAATTCCAGCGACATATACAACGTAGTGCCTTGCACGCCGATGCACATGGCATTGCAGAACGAGCCATAGGCCACATGAATGAACTTAAAGCACGAATAGCAGCATTAGGAAAACGCCAGCATTATGAAGCATGGAGACATGATTTTGAAAATTCAGGCATGAATGGCGAACCAGAAGAAATGGTTCTTGACGCAGTTACATTAGAAGATTATAAGAGCAAATTTACTGAAATAAATTTCCAAGAAGAACTAGCAGGTTATTTCCCTCTACTACATAGAATTATGAGTGAAACTAACACCGTTGATTTAGAATCATATGTTAGCGAAGCAACTTGCTCAACCTGTCATTGCGATCCTTGCGAATGCGATGATGAAGAAAAAGATGTAAAAGAAAATCTAGAATTTGAACAATTTGAAGAATGGGCAGAAGCAACAGAACAGGGCAAACTTACAGATGATCAAATTGCAGAATTAAAACAGGCATTAGGTAATTTAGAAGCATCAGGGCAAACATTAGAATTAGGACCAGACGGTCAAACAGCAATACAATTTTTTAGTGAGTTAGGATTAGATGATGCTGATCTTAAAGATAAACTAGAAGCAGCAACTAAACTAGATCCATCAGGCGACGGGTTAGAAATAATGAAATTATGGGCTCAAGAAAGTTATCCAGAATTACTAGTAGCGTTAGGCATGAGTGGTACCGGTGAAGAACAGCCACCTGAGGCAGCACCGCCAGCACCGGAGGCGGGCGCTGCACCTGCTCCAGCACCTGAACAACCAGTGGCAGAAGGCAAGAGCAGTATGGTACAAGAAGTGGCAAAGATTGTTAAGAGTTTTTACAATCAATCTAACGAAAGCGTTGGACCATTCCGTGCTCCAGAGAATATCGCATTGGATTGCAAAAAGCAAATCAGCGAGAAGTTTGGTGAAAAAGCAGGCGAACAAGCATATGAAATGGCAGAAGCATTTATTAATAAACTAACACAAGAATGGCATCAGAAACACGGACACGTAAAAAGTAGCCCGGTAGATCAAGGCGATGGATTTAGTATCGACAGATTGAAAGAACTTGTAGGCAATATCAAAACTAAAGTAGAAGGTATGGGACAATCTGAGATGGAAGAAGACGGTCCTAAGCCCAGCGAAGTTCCGGCGTGGAAACGTAAGGAACAAGGTAAGGCACCTTTGACTACTCAAGATTTAGAAAAAGAACGTAATCAAAGTAGAACAACTCAAGCAGGTTTAGATGCACATGCAGCCAAAATTGGCGTAGGTCAAAAGCATCAACATGAAAATACCGAATTTGAAAGCATTATGAAATTGGCAGGTTTGGCAAAATAATATTGGCAAAAATAAGCAGCCATTGAGGTTGCGATGATAAATAAAACTGTGTATAGTTAGTGCTATGCACAGTTTTTCTTTTAGTCAGTTGGCTTTAAGAAAGCGGCATAATTTATAACATTTATTAAGGAAAAATCATTATGGCAACTTTAGCAGAAATCAGAGCAAAACTTCAAGCAAGTTCTCAACAAAACACCAGTAGCTCAGCAGGTGGAGACAACGCAATTTACCCCCATTGGAATATGCCAGAAGGTTCGACTACCACAGTTCGATTCCTCCCTGATCAAGATCCAAACAACACTTTCTTCTGGATTGAACGTGCAATGATCAAATTGCCCTTCGCTGGAATTAAAGGTGAAACAAATTCCAAACCCGTTACTGTACAAGTTCCTTGTATGGAAATGTGGGGCGAGACTTGTCCAGTATTGACAGAAGTCCGTCCATGGTTCAAAGATAAATCTTTGGAAGATATGGGACGTAAGTACTGGAAAAAGAAATCTTACTTGTTCCAAGGTTTTGTTGGCGACAGCAAACTACAAGAAGATGGAAAACTACCTGAGAATCCAATCCGTCGCTTTATCATCGGTAGCCAAATTTTTAACATTGTTAAGAATGCTTTGATGGATGCTGAGATTGAAGAATTGCCAACAGACTATGTTCGTGGCTTGGACTTCAAGATTGCTAAAACTAGCAAAGGTGGTTATGCTGATTATTCTACATCAACTTGGGCTCGTCGCGAACGTGCTCTCAGCGAAGCAGAACTAGCAGCAATTAAACAATATGGTTTGTTTGATTTGAAAGCGTTCCTACCTAAGAAACCAGGTGAAGTTGAACTCAAAGTTATTGCAGAAATGTTTGCAGCATCAGTTGATGGTGAAGCATATGATGGCGATCGTTGGGGTCAATACTTTAAGCCAGCAGGCTTTGGTGGTAGTGGTTCAGCAACTGGTTCTACAGCAGCACCAGCAGCACCCAAAGCAGCACCAATTGAGGAAGATGACGTCCCTTTTGAACGTGCGGCAGCAACTCCCGCTAAAGCGGTTGCAGCAGATGAGCCAAAGAACGAAGCAGGATCACGTGCCGCAGATATTATTGCAATGATTCGTAATCGTAACGCAGCCACAAACTAAGGAGTAACAAATGGGAAAAGCATTTGATATTTCTAAGTTTAGAAAGTCAATTACTAAGTCCATTGATGGTCTTGGTATTGGCTTTAACGATCCAACTGACTGGATCTCAACTGGTAACTATGCTCTTAACTATCTTATCTCCGGGGACTTCTTCAAAGGAGTCCCCCTAGGTAAAGTTACAGTATTTGCCGGTGAAAGTGGTGCAGGAAAGAGTTATATTTGTTCTGGCAACATCATCCGTCACGCACAAGAACAAGGCATTTTTGTTATCCTAGTTGATAGTGAAAACGCTCTTGACGAAAAGTGGTTGATTGATCTCGGTGTTGATACCAGCGATGATAAACTACTTAAACTCAATATGGCTATGATTGACGATGTGGCAAAAACCATCTCTGAATTCATGAAAGAATACAAAGCGATGCCTGAAGAAAGCCGCCCAAAGATTCTTTTTGTCATTGACAGTTTAGGTATGCTATTGACTCCTACTGATGTTAATCAATTCGAAGCAGGCGAAATGAAAGGTGACATGGGTCGTAAACCTAAAGCACTAACCAGTCTTGTTCGTAACTGTGTTAATATGTTTGGCTCATGGAATGTTGGATTGGTTGCTACTAATCATACATACGCAAGTCAAGATATGTTTGATCCAGATGACAAAATCTCAGGTGGTCAAGGCTTCATCTACGCTAGTTCTATTGTAGTTGCTATGCGTAAATTGAAACTAAAAACTGATGAAGATGGTAATAAAACTACCACCGTAAATGGTATTCGTTCAGCATGTAAGATCATGAAAACACGCTATGCTAAACCTTTTGAGTCAGTACAAGTTGAGATTCCATATTCAACTGGTATGAGCCCATTTAGCGGTTTGGTTGATTTGTTTGAAGCCAAAGGCAAGTTGAAGAAAGAAGGCAATAGTCTTGTTTATACAACCAAAGATGGCGAGATCATCAAACAATTCCGCAAAGCATGGAATAGTAATGAGAAAGACGGATTGACCGTAATTATGGCCGAGTGGGAAGAAGTTAATACTCCTGTCGAGGCAGTGGAAACAGAGGAAGCATAATATGGAAGAAGATCTAATTATTGGTGTTTGGGACACTTTTAAAGATTATGTCCCTGAGAAAAATCGTGAAACAGCAGCAACACATTTTGTAGATTTTCTAATTGGTCAAGATGTGGAGTTGTCAGTTCTTGAATCAGTAATGGGTTATGATAATCATCTCGATGCTGCAATTCAACTCATTGTAGATGAATTCAATGAAGAAAATCAAATCGACGATGAAGATTTTGACTACTACGAAGACGAGGACTGATCGTGAATTGGTACAGCAAAGTAAGCAAAGATATTGCTCACTTGCCAGGCTGTATTGATTACTATTACCTTGAATTAGACTCAGCAAGAGCAGAGGTTAAAATCCATGGCAACGTGGAAAAATCCTCTGCTGCTTTGCCTGGTCTTGTTGCTCATCGATTTAATCAACTTCAAGAAATTGAAGGTATTCTAGAATATCTAAACATCGAACTACGCCGCTTACGTTCCAAAACTTTTAAGAAATATTTGGAAAACTATCAACGTGCTCTCAGCAGTAGAGATGTGGAAAAGTACGTAGAAGGCGAGGCAGATGTAGTTGATATGGAAAAGATTATCAATGAGTTTGCATTACTACGCAATCAATGGCTGGGCATAATCAAGGGCTTAGATATCAAACAGTGGCAACTAAGTAATATTATCAAACTCCGAACAGCGGGCATGGAAGACGTTGTTATTTGACACAGAAGGACTTGAGTCCTTTTGTGTTTTGTAGTATAATAATTGTATGTATATTGAAGATTTACTCCAACCGCTAATGTACGCTGTTAAGACCAATCGTTATGATTCAACGTTGGTACAAAGTTTCTATGAGCAAATAAATTACAAAAATTTAGGCTTTACAGAGAAACAATCAGTGATAATGTTGAAAATTTCAAAAACATACAAGCAACAAATCAATACACATCTTGGCAAAGACATAACCCCATTGTTGGACAATCCGCAATTTAAATTTAGTATCAGAACTATTAGTTTGATAAAAAATATATCTACAAATATTGATGAAAGAGTCATCAAAATTAAATTCCCCTATGAAGAAAAACTGGTAAATGAGATTAAAAAAGTAAGAAATGAATTTTCACGAGCAGAATGGAATAGCGATGAAAAATTATGGATTTTTTCATTGGAAGATAAAGTTATAAATTTCCTTGCACCATGGATTGAAAATTACAATTTCATTGCTGACGAAGAATTTAAAAACTTTGCCAATCAAATTAAGGCTATAACTTCAAATATTGAAAATTATGTGCCTATGCTTACCCATGATGGTAAAAATACCAAATATATCAATGTACATAGTAGTGTTCCTGAACTTGCCAGTGACGATGTCTTAACATCTGTGTTCCAAGCAAGGCGTGCAGGCATCACTACATGGGATAATAATATTGAACAAGCATTGGAAGAATACAACGAAGCCGAAATAGTCAAAGATTTCATAAAATCTGACCCTGCTAACGCTTTTTCCATAAATTTGGAAGAAAATTCAATTTTAGATTTGAAACCAATTGTGAAAAATTTGTTGCCTTGCATTGTAACTGTTCCTGGTGGCAATGAATTGAACAAAACTCAACAGGCATTGGAACTGTTAAAAGCCATAGGTATTGAAAATCACGAAATTAGCGTTCTTTTCCGCTTACCCAATGAAAATGGCGCAGATTTTAACAAATTTGTTAAAGAAGAAAAATTAAATTCTCCACTGTCTGAAAAAACTAAAGCAGTGGTCCTTAGTGGAAAACTACCTAAGCCATTATTTGAGTCAGAAATAAGATTTAATTGTGTATTAAATTTTAATTTCTATAATATTCACTATACTCTTGCTAATTTCATGAAAAACAAGCATAATGTTATTAATGTGTTAGCAGATAAAAAACAAAAGCATCCACAAATTGAGTACATGTAAAGTTATTATTAAAGATGAAGTAAATGTTAAGATTGAAAATTTAGATCTTAACATTCGTAAGGCTTTGGTTAAAAAATTCAAGTATGAAGATCCTACTGCCCGCTTCAGACCCAGCTATAAATTAGGTCGTTGGGACGGCAGTATCAGTTTTTTTGGTCTCGGCGGCTCAACTTATTTGAGTATGCTTGGACCAGTGTTAGAGTTCATTGAAAGCAAGAACTACTACATTGAATTTGAAGATCATCGTACCGCAACACCCCTGGAATTTTCCAAGATTTTTCAGGATTTTTGGGGTGAAAAAACATGGCCTAAAGGACATCGGTTTGAAGGCGATGTTATTCGCTTACGTGAAGACCAAGTTGATGTTATTAATAAGTTTTTAGAAAATCCGCAATGTCTCCAAGAAATTGCCACTGGTTTTGGTAAGACAATTACCACCGCAACTTTGGCGAAAATTTGTGAAAAATATGGTCGAACAATAACCATTGTTCCTAACAAAAGTCTTGTTGAACAAACTGAAGAAGATTTTGTTAATGTTGGTTTAGACGTTGGTGTTTATTATGGAGATAGAAAAGATCTTAATAAAACACATACAATTTGCACTTGGCAAAGTTTAAATATTTGGGATAAAAAAAGCAAAAATGATGACGAAATTTTGCAAATTTCCGAATTTTTATCAGACGTAAGAACCGTCATGGTTGATGAAGTACATATGGCCAAAGCCGATGTATTGAAGAAATTATTGACACAAAACCTTAGTCATGTGCCAATTCGTTGGGGACT